GGTCTTAAACGGTAGCTACGCTACCTTCTAAGATTGAATCTGATTTTATTTTCATGATTCAAAAAGACCTCTTTTAGATTCAAAAGAGGCTCGGAGCCTAGTGCCGGTAGGAATTATGACCTGCCAATAATCAGATTCAAGATCATGCATCGTCGAAACCAAAATTCAGCTTCTCTTCGTTAGTCATCAATGCTGGGCAAATGGCCCACAGGTCACCATCTTGCAGCAGGGTCCATTCATTGCCGTCTTGGTCTATGTGCTCGGCAGTAGACAGCACTGCGTCCCACGCTTCCCAGTAGTCGTTGTCCTCTGGGCCTGCTAGGCAGGTTTCTAACTGCCACTCACCGACGTTCTTCCATCCAGGCTGACAGTCAGCGTTAGAGGTGATAAAGTGATAAGCAGTCGCGAATTGCTTCGGGATGTACTGCCCCCATGATTCGCTCAATAACAGGCTCACGCCTGATTTAGATTTGGTTGGGGACATTGTAGGCTCCTAAAGTGTTAGCGTGAAGAATTTGCTTGAGGGCGTAGACTTGTTCACGCAGCAGGTCGAGTTCTTTGAGTACGCTGTCCTCTTGCTGGCCTACGCAAGCAAAGCGCAAGTCGGCTTCTAACCGAATGGCTTGGTTTTCTAATTTCTGACGCGCAGACTTAAGCGCGACCTGAGTTCCGATGGATAGTGCCATGGTAGTGCTCCTTAGGATTATAGTGCGGATGTGCGGGCCATGAACGCGATTTGGGCTTGGATTGCGGCGATCGCATTGGACCAGTAAGAAACTTGTTGAGGATTTGCTGCCAGTTCTAACTGGGACTCTGCGAACAGTAAGTTTGCTTGAGCCAGAGTAATTGAATTTGTGACCATGATGTATCTCCTAGTTAGTAGCAGAGCTGAATTGCGCTGCCATAGAAGAATGATGCCTGAGATATCTTGCTGGATAAAGCGATATCTGGAATACCCAAGTGAATCGCACAGGTATCTCGCAGTGCAGTGCCAGAAACCTGACGCCCGAGTCCCCGAGCGCCTCATCTTCTCGCGCCCGAGATAACCGAGCCACCCAGAGAAGATATCCAGGCAGACTGAGATACCGAGAACTACGCCACCCAGATACTGAGTTTTGAGTGCGCCGGAGCACCTGGATGACTGAGTACCTGGACTCCTCAGTTCCGTCGTGCTCAGCGTCTAGGACAACCCATACCGACCTCTGCGATCGTGGAACTGGGAAGATAGTTGTCAGAGTGACAATTGTATAAGAGTTGACCTGAGTCTTATACAAGACCTGAGCTGAGTCTTATACAAGACCTGAGTGGCTCAGTGGCCTGAGTTCGGAGTGGCTCGGTGCGCTGGCCTCGGATACGGAGTACGCAGAGGTCTCGGGTACTGAGTGACTCGGGCTCTGAGTACCGAGATGATCTCGGTTTCTAAGGCGTGGGGGCAAAAAGTGGAATGCCCAGCGCGAGGTGGCTCGGGCTCTAGGCTCAGATTTAAGTTTGGACGTTCGTGTTCCTAGGATGATATCTGCTCTCAAAAACGCGGTGAATTTTTTCTGAGTGACAATTGTAATCTTTGCCAACCTGAGTTACAATAACGCGCAAGCCAGAGTGTCCCGAGTAACGTAGCCTCAAAACAATCGAACAATGGAGTCTCACGCAGACAACCAAGTTTCTCTGGCCCTTTACCACTGCATGTACATTGTCCGCCGCCAAGCTAACCAAGGAGCCTACCATGCGCAGACCCAAAGGATTCCCGAACCATAACTGCTGCCCTAAAGAGTGGCGCAACACCCCTAACATAACCGGCAGCTTTGAGCTTGACGCTGCCATTAAGATGACCCGTAACAAAGATATGGCCGACCGAATTAAGGATCACATTTCCGACGAGCCTACAGCGTACAATCATCGTAACGCTTACAACAGCACCAGCCGGGATTAAACCATGCCAACCAAACGCAACTTAACTCCCAACAGTAAGCGCAAACCGTATAAATCTATGGATGAGCGCAGAGGTGAGTTCGACGCCACCGAGTTTCCTCGGGAGGCCCCACAGCTAACAGAGGTACAACTCTGGCAGAAAAAATTACGCGAGGATAAAATCGCGCGGAACGAGGCCCTAAAAAAGCGCAAACCTAAGCCTACTAGGGTGCTCAAGAAAACACCGGCCATAATGGCAGAGCTGTGCAGGCGCGTAGCAGAAGGGGAGGCCGTGCACGCAATCTGTGAGGATTACCACATGCCCGATAGAACCACCGTCTACATGTGGGCCAGGGAGGATGAAGTATTTGCAGATATGTACCGACAATGCTTTGCAGAACGTGGGGAAAAGTTCGCTGAGGAAACTACGCTACTGGCCGACGAGGCGCGTGAGGCCCCGCCAGAGTTAACAGGTGCCTACAGGCTCGCGGTAGAAACAAGACGCTGGGTAGCTAGCCGGTTGTTGCCCAAAAAGTATGGCGACAAAGTTACGTTGGCCGGTGACGCCGAGAACCCACTAGCCGTGCAACATGTGGCAGCATCCAACGAGTTATTGAGTAAAATCCGTGGCGAAGGTAACTAGCACTCCGGCGCGGAAAGGTAAACAGGCTGCGGCCATGCGGGCCAATGCGCACTGGGATATGCCGTTAGAAGAGCTACTACCGTGGTGGGACACCATCGATGACGGCGGAATGAACCTCGCGGGTGTGCGGGCGCTGTGCCTTTGTGATAGGTTCTATTTGCTGGTAAAAGTGTGCAAACGGGTAGATATGCTGCACCCGTGGATTTATGCACGGTGCCGGGAGGTAGAGCGGGAGCCGGATGACTTTTTAGATCTATGGGCGCGGGAGCATTATAAGTCGACAATTATTACTTACGGCGGGTCAATCCAAAAAATACTACAAGACCCAGAAATAACAATCTGTATATTTAGCCACATTAACGCAATCGCTTCTGACTTTCTTAGGCAAATCAAAATAGAACTAGAAGGTAACACGCAGCTAAAGGCGGCTTTCCCGGACATATTATGGGATGACCCCGCCAAACAGGCACAAAGGTGGTCTGTAGATGGCGGCCTAGTGGTAAAGCGCAAAAGCAACAGCAAAGAAAGTACGTTAGAGGCATCTGGGTTGGTGGACGGACAACCGATTTCTAAGCATTATTCCCTGCGGATTTATGATGACGTCGTGACAGACCGGTCCGTCGCCACGCCAGAGCAGATTCAAAAAACTACTAACGCGTATTCCCTAAGTCAATCCTTAGGCAAAGAAGGTGGCAAAGAGTGGGGTGTAGGTACGCGGTACAACTTTGCGGATACTTACGAGTGGATTCTAGGGCGGGGCGCGTTAAAGGCCCGCACTTATGCAGCCACCAAAGACGGCACAGTAGACGGAGAGTTAGTGCTGCTAAGCAAAGCAGAATGGAAAAAGCGTAAAACCAAGCTCACGGATAGTGACATCGCCTGCCAATACATGCAAAACCCGCTGGCAGGGCAGCAAGCAATGTTCGATGCAGATTATTTGCAAACCTATGAAGTTCGGCCGGAAGCACTAATGGTGTACGTAATGTGCGACCCTGCGAGGTCAAAAAAGAAGGACAGCGATAATACCGCAATTATAGTAGTGGGTGTGGACTACGCGCAGAATAAATATCTCTTAGACGGTTTTAACCACAAAATGGACTTGCAAGAGCGTTGGAAGTTTTTCAGCCGCATGTACATTAAGTGGCGGCAGGCTACAGGAGTGCAAGCGGTAAAAATGGGTTACGAAAAATTCGGTGCCGACGCAGACTTAGATTATTTTGAAGAACAAATGAAGCGCCCAGACCAACCTCGGTTCGACATTATAGAGTTAGAATGGCCCCGGGATGGTGAAGGTAGCAAAAAAGACAGGGTGCAGCGCTTAACCCCAGATTTAAAAGGTGCCAAGATTTATTTGCCTCATCCCACAGACGAGAAAAATTTAACCAAGTTGCAGCGAAGAATGAGTGAAGCCGGTTACGGCTACCGCGTAGCCAACCGCATTCTAAGGTTAGACGAACACAGTCAAGCGTACGATTTAACCGAGCAGCTAAGAATGCAGTTTAAACTGTTCCCACACGGGGGAAAGAAAGATGCGATTGATGCCATGAGCCGTATTTACGACATGGAGCCACGGGCCCCAAACAGCCGGGAACCCGGTTACGCAGAACCAGAATTTACATAAGTTAGGTTGTACTTTATAATGGCCGCAACAATCCAACAGGAGAATAAGCATGGCTGCTCTACCAACCTTTAATCCTCTGCTTACTTACACGACAGTAGTCGACATCTTTGGTAAAGTGTATGCCTACCAAAACAGTGTGTACTACGATGCTCAAGGTAACGCGTGGTCCTCACTGCCGCCATCGCTAAATGGCTATGCGGCTCCCAGTTTGCCGGTCGGCGCTATGACGTCGACTTACACGTTCGCCACTCTGCCGGGTTCTGGTACGCTGGGTCAAACGGTGTTCGTATCCGACGTCGGCTTGGCGGGTACTTCTTTTGTGTGGACTGGCACGGTGTGGGAGCCTTCGGCGGGCATCATCAGTCTGGCCCAAAGCGCGACGCCTTACGTAGTGGCTCCGAACGCGACATGGAACAATACGACCGGCGCGTTCACGTTGGGCACAGCACTGCCGACTACTTATGCAGGTGCATGGGTGTATTTTTCTGGGGTGGGCGTCAATTCGTCCACAGGCGGACCGGCAGCATCGGGTCTTTACTGGTGTATATTTTCCAGCGCGACAGTTGGCCAAGCTTACACAAACTCTACAGCGAGCACGCAGCTCACCACAACAGCCGGTACGATGATTCAAACCATCAACACCAATTTGAATTTGGTCACTGTGTCGGTGCAGGGCGGTTTGATGGGTGCCAATGGATCGTTACGTGTATTCTCCAGCAACTCTACAACTAACTCCGGGGGTACTAAACTGCTCACCCTCTTGCACGGCGGCGCTACGGCAGGTACGTTTTATACGGCAGCCAACTCGGTCTTTGGACGCGGCCTGATCATGCTGCACAATCGCGGGGTTGCCAGCCAGTTAGCCGGGCCACCTACAGGCGGTACGAGTGGGTCTCAGTTCGCCGGCGTCACGACGACTATCTTGCCTTACTACGGCACGGTCAACACCGCAGTAACGCAGTCTTGTGTTATAGCGGGGCAAATCGCCGTTGCAACGGATTTCATTGTCATGGAATCGTACACCTTTGAGTTATTGAAATAAAGCTGCGTAATTTAACTTTGGAGCTACTAAAATGACTCAACTTACGCAGTTTAACCCCGGCGCTACATACACTACGGTGGTAGATTGCGACGGCGATATTTTTATAATTCAAAACGGTTTGTATTACGACCGGCAGGGTAATGTGTTTTCTACGCTGCCACCTTCTCGCAATGGTTACGCTGCGGTCACACCACTTTCAACAAGTTCTCAAGTCAATGTTGCAGTCCCTGCGGCGGTGCAAGCGATGTATGCGGGCATACCATCAGAAAACGTTGCAGCCTCGATAGTTTATGAAAATAACTTGTTCACGTTAATGACAAACGGAATAAGCTCTCGCTACGTTTCTACAGGCTCCGGTATAGGCGGACGACAACTTGTCACGCAAATTAGTGATGCATCTGGGCAGCTTGGGGTTGGGGCATGGTTTTACGATGTACTTATACCCGGCAACTTAATGAACGCTAACGACAGGCTGACGCTAGATTTTGCGCTGCGTACAAACGTGGCAATTGGAGCGGCATCGATTGTCATTGGTTTATTTGGAGACGGAGTAGACAGCCCTTCTGCACCTACAGTGGCATCGCCTACGTTCAGCACAGTTACTCCTACTACGGGAACGTCGTTGGAATATTCTCTGACGTTTGACAGCGCAGGTGCAATGAATTTATGGTTTAGCAACGGCGCAAGCGCAGCGCTTCCGTCTACGTTTAGCGCAGCGTCGGGACCCCTTAACAAACTAATTAACCTTGGCTATGATTTTCATATAAAAATAGGTTTTATTTTTACGGGCTCTACCACCGGACGGACCATGAATCCTTACTTTTGCAAAACTGCGGTTATTAACGGCGTGGCGTTTAAAGACCCTTTAGTAACTTACAGAATGTTGGTAAGCGCTCCTTATGGATCATCGCCACCTACGCAAAAATTTCCAACGGCGTATGGAGTAAACACGTTCATACAACCTTTCTCGGACAGCAGCCCGTGGAACACCCCTATAGGCTCGGCAGCAACTTACGACACATCTTCTTTAAGATGGGCCAACTTGATTAGTCAAAACCCTTGCGGAGTTTCGAACGGGGCCTACCCGTGGGCGCAGGGGTTCCAAGCAGGTCAGCAGCTGGTTGTCTATCAATCTTCCGTCTCGGACCCTATTTGCAACGTGACTTATACAAACAGAGTTCAGGGGAACTATTGGCCAATGAGCACAGGATCTTTGTACGGGCCTGGTTCGTTTCAAATAAGATGCAAAGCCAGCGCATTAATACCGTATCAGATTAATGACATCATTGCTGCTGTCTTGAGTCCAGATGGAAGATGGCTTATGGAACTTGGCAGTTATAGCTACAACCCGACTACAAATACGCATGTGGGCGGAGTTTGTCGCTTTACGGATTTGTATGGACCGGGCATACCATTTGGGTCAGTATTCGGTAATACAGATCCGAACAAACCGAATTATCCAGAAAGTTACAGAGCCGCTGGAGTGGCGACAATTGCTGGAACTGTCTACGGGTATGAGTTAGCGTCAGGGTCAATAAACCACGCTTTAACAATGCAGCTAAGTCAATACCAACAGCAGGCTGCGGTGTTTGCGGTTATTACAGCAACCCCGGGAACGTCGACGATTGTGTTAGGGCCGACTTTTCCCGGCACTGCCACCGCTATAAATTACAGCATATTGTTTCCATCGGGTACGTCTGTTTATTTGAACGGCAACGCTTACACTACAACAGGAACCCCTTCGTATAGCTCTAACCAAACTACGCTTACACTGACTACTACCATATCTACCACAGCATCGTTGCTCTATCTTGGCGGGGCCACTACAGCAGCGCAGCAGCTAACCCAATATGTGTGGCCCGCAGGAGCGTGTGATAGCTTTTCTGTTCAAAACTCAAACAATATGTCATACCAAGGTCTTGTACCTTTAGGGTCTTTGATAGCAATACCGCAGTCGACCAATTTAAGCTCTATTGGACTAGTAACTGCGGAAGGTATGGCTCTTGCTACCGCGTTCCAAAAATACGGGGGGTATAATGTTGATACAGCTGGAACAACTTTTGCAATGTCTCAGCTTGGTTGCGATGTAACATCCTCGCAAGTTTCAAACATAGCGACAGATTTGGTAGCAATAAGAAACGCGCTGGGTATAGTGACAAACAGCGCAGTTAACACAGTTGGGGGTGGAGGCACTCCTATAATCACAGGACCAAAACCTCTTTTAAGGATTTGATATGACCACCCCTTTTAACCCGAACTACAACAACTTAGGTACGCCAGTCTCTATGACGCAGCGCAGTTGGAATGATTTAGCCGTTAGGGCTTGGGGCGGAGAATGGAACGCACCAGACCACCAAACGTATGTGTTTAGCAACGGCAGAAGTTTTGACAGTACTGACACCGGCAGTACAGGTATTTACCAAAAATTTTAAGGAGCAGCCATGCCGTACACAGCTAAACAGCACAGATTATTTGAAGCTGCTGCCCACAACCCAGCAGTGTCTAAACAAGCGCACATTCCAATGGCAGAAGCTGCTAAGTTGGCGCATGAAGGTGTAAAAAAGTCAGAAAAGAAACCCAAAGCGGCTAAAAAGCCTAAAGCAGCAAAACCTAAAAGGAAAACGAAATGAACGATACTGACTTAGACAATTTGTACAAACAGAACGTAGGTGAATCCCATTATGCTGGTTTGCGCGGAGTATTTGATGCAGGCTATGCGTTAGGGGCAGGAAGCTCGGTTGCTATTGCGCAAAACACAGATCCATCTCTTACGGTCAACACAACACAAGTTGCACCTTTAGATCCAACTGCTATTCAAACTTCTTAAAGGACTACCATGAACCCCCTAGACATTTACAAAGAAAACGTTTCCCACAGCCATGATAAAGCTTTGCAAGCTGTATTTATGGCAGGTTACGCAGAAGGTTACGCGGCTTGCCAAGCTGCTAGTGCAGCCGCAGAAGCTATTGCGGCTAACTTTAGCAGTTCCGTAGAAACCCCGGTAGAAACCCCAGTAGAAACCCCAGTAGAAACTTCAGTAGAAACCCCAGTAGAAACCCCAGTAGAAATTCCAGTGGAAACTCCTGTGGAAACTCCTGTGGAAACTCCTGTGGAAACCCCAACAGCAGGTGAGCAAAATGCTTGATGCAGCGGATATTCAAACGGTAGAGATGGATGACCATGCTGAAAACGCAACCATGGAAGCGTTGGCTAAAGAGGCTTGCCAAACTCTAACCAGTAACTATCCCAACTACCCTTGGATGGTTGGCTGGGCTCCCGGTTTTGCGCTGGTGGTCAAGCTGCTTATCAACCCAGACTACAACTATGGCTACACTTTAGATTGTAGAGGGGGCATGACAGCTTGGAGGTTGGCGCATGAAGTAAAAATGGCAGGCGGGGAGCTGTTAGAACGTTTAGGGCTGCCAATCGGGAAATGGGACGGACAAATGCCAGAGAAAAACATTGACGGGGTTGATAAAGGCCACGAGACCCCAATCTTTGCAGGGGTCAACCGTATTTCTGATGACGAAAGTCGAATTGAACTTTTATAGG